GTATTCGAGCAGCACTTAAGAGATTGTCTCCAGAAGCAAGAAACACAATTACCATCGAAAACGAGGAAATAAGTTATGGACTCGATGATTGCCTTCAACTTAGTGATGCTGTCGCTATTGTTCTTGATATTCATCACCATTGGATTCGTGAAGGCGAATATATCCAGAGAGGAGATGATCGTATTAAGAGGGTTATCGATAGTTGGCGCGGTCGGCGCCCTGTTTGCCATTATAGCGTTAGTCGCGAAGATATTCTAGTAGGGCACTGCACTAAAACACCTCCCAATCATAAGGCTCTCTTAGAATCAGGACATAAGAAACAAAAACTGCGGGCCCATAGTAATTTCTATTGGAACACCGCAGTTAATGAATGGGCCTTAGGATTCTGGAATCAGTTCGATATCATGTGCGAGTCTAAGGCAAAGAACCTTGCCAGTTTTGAACTACATAGGCAGGCTAAAGAATTAGGCCTCTGACTTTGGCTTACGCCCTGTACGCTTCTTAACAGTTTCTTTTACTTCTTCAACTTTGGCCTTGGCCTTAGCACGGCCACGCTTAACTGCTTCTTTAGCATCCGCTAAGTCGACTTTACCGTCATTATTTAGGTCAAGAGGTTTAGCAGCCTCTTCTACCTTGGCTACTACAGGCTTAACTGCCTCAACAGCAGCAGCCTTAACTTCTTCAGCGTCAATTTTCCCGTCGTGGTTGGTATCAATCCGACCTTTGTTTAACATAACCCAGGCACCGCCAACTAAAACGACAAGCAATAAAATTCCAAATAGTATTTCCATACTAATCTCCTTGTGGTATATTTATAGTTAAATAATGTTATGCCCTATAATTTTATAAAAAACGTTATATTAAACGAAAATACACCTAGCAAGGAACTAGAATTATTACCTTTACCTTATAGTAAAACCGACTTAGAACCTGTTCTAAGTGAAGATGCCATATTCTATCATTATAATAAACTAGCACAGACCTATGTTGATCGCTACAATAAACGAGAAGGAGACCTAGACTTTAATGAAGCAGGTGCATTTTTACACAATTTATTATTTCCTCAATTCCAAAGAACGGTTATCAGCAATGAACCAAACGGGCCTGCTTTAGATTTTATTGTAGAACATTTTAAATCTTTTGACTCATTTAAAAATAAATTTCAAGAAGTTGCTATGGGTATACAAGGAAGCGGTTGGGTTTATCTAGCCAAAGACGGCGAAATTAAAACTATCACTAACCATCAAATTAGGCAAGACATAGTTTTATTGGTAGACTGGTGGGAACACGCTTGGGCTCTAGATTACAAATGGGACAAGAAAAAGTATTTAGAAAACCAGTGGAAAATTATTAACTGGGTGGTAATAGGTGCAAGATTACAGTCTACTAATATCTAATTCACTGCTTACAGGCATATCCCATATATTCCTTCGTTCTACACCTTTACGTTGTGCAAAACGTTTAGCATCACAGTTTTCACAACAATGGAAATAGTTGTTGTTTAATCTTTTTGGACTCATACGTTGCCTAGGTCGGGTAAAAATCATAAAGCAACTATCGCATCTAAAAAATGCTATAATTTCTACCCTAGTATAATGATGAACATTTCCTAATTTGCTAGTCCTAGTAAAATTTTTATAGGTCTTTTCTTCTTTTAAATACATCTTAATATTTACATTAAGGTTATAGAAATATTCTATAAATATTAAAAAGGGCCTAAAAACAATGATAACCATTAGCGAAAACGCGAAAATTAAAATTTTATCGTTATTAGAAGAAGAAAATAATCCGAAATTATCTTTAAGAACTTTTGTACAAGGTGGAGGGTGCAGTGGAATGCAATACGGATTCACGTTTGACGAAGACCAAAATGAAGACGATTTCGAAATACCATTAGGCAATTTTAAAGTATTAGTAGATGCAATGAGTATGCAATATCTGCAAGGAGCAGAGATAGATTTTAAAGATGATCTAAATGGCGAAAGCTTTAGAATTAAAAATCCTAATGCAGAAACTTCTTGCGGGTGTGGATCTAGTTTTTCAGTAGCAGACGACTACTTTGATCATTTAGAGGGTTAAAATGGCACGTAAAATTATTGACATCGGAGTTCAAGGTAACGACGGTACAGGAGACAGTATTCGAGAAGCATTTAGAAAAGTTAACGATAACTTCAAAGACTTATATGCTATATTAGGCAGCGACGAAGAAGTATTAAGCACAGTGCTCTTAGACGACTTTCCTAATTCCTGGAATCCAAACACAGTTCTTATAACTGATACACTGGGAGAAAATGTCTTAGGAAAAACCCTTGAGGCAGCAGATACTAGCATTGTAATTGACAACACTTTTTCTAATAAAATAACATTTAGAGCCACAGGCGGAAAAATTATTGCAGATAGTCAGCCTCAACTAGGAGGTGACTTGGACGGTCTAAATAATCTAATCGCCAAAGTTGCAGAGCCCGACGACTACTTACAATGGAATGGACAAGGAAGTATTACAGCAGATGATGTTGTGATTACCAAAGGATATGCAGATAAACGATATGTTCAAGCAGGCGGAAGTGGCGCCAGCACTGTCGGCACTATTCGACTAAGAGACGAGCCTGCATCTGCATCTGTTCATTCGAAAACATTGGGTGATCCTCCAATCAATGATGGAAGATTATATGTTCCTAATCACGGTTTTAACCTAGGATCTAACGGTGCTGCTTTTACATATAATAGTACTGGCACATTTGTAACACCATTACAAGAAGAAGTTACAGCAGGCTCATTTGTCGGTCTTAGAACATACAAAATTACACAATTAGGAAATACAGATTGGAACAATGTTGCTAATACTGTAGGAAAAACCTATACAGTGGGCGATATTGTAGTCGCTGCAAATATAGGAAGTGTTACTATTCCTACAGGACAAACTCCAAGCGGTAAAGCATTACCTGTGTACTTTATAAGATATTATAACGATAATTATCTTAACTTATATTACAAAATCGAAGAGGCTAAAGAAACAGACCCAGACAGCCTTGGAAATAATCAAAATAATAGAATATTAGTAAATCCTAGTTCAGACACAATTTGCACAGGAAGCATAAGTGGTACAACCTTAACTATTTCAGCAATATCTAGTGGTACAATAACTATAGGAAGCAAAGTAACTGGGTCAGGTGTAACTACTGAAACTTACATTACTGGGCAAATTGGGCCTTACACTGGACTAACTGGAACTTACACAGTTAGTCAAACGAGTGTAACAGGATCTATTACACTAACAATTAAAAGTGTCCATACTATTACAGATGCATATTTTAATGCTACTCTAGCAGGGAACTACCTTAGTAACGAAGCATTGCCTAGAAAAAGTGTTGTAAGGCGCCAAGGTGACACAATGACTGGCCCTCTATATCTTTATGATCATCCTGGAGGATTAGCCGGATCAGGAAGCCCTAATGGTCCAGATGATTTAATGGCTGTTACGAAATTTTATGTCGATAATAGTTCTTTCTCCAGCGACACAAACTTATATGTTAGTAACAGTGGAGACGATCAGCAATTAAACGTTCCGGTTAGCAAAAAAGGAAGTGCATTGGCCTATGCTTATGCAACTATTGGTGCTGCTGCTCAACGAGCAGAAGGTATGATAGAACTAGCAGACAATGAACCAGGACCTTATAGACAAAAAATATATTACACAACAGGAACTACTCAAACAACATCAATAACTACAGAAATAGAATTCAGCTCAGGAAATAGTGGAGAGCCATGGGCTATAGAATTTAAAACACTATTAGAAAGAAATATAGAATGGATAAAAGCAGAAACTATATCCTACGTAAACAATACTGAGCCTACACTTGTCTATAATCAGGAACTCTGCTCCAGAGACATAGAACTTATTTTAGAAGCAATGAAACTTGACATGCTCTTTGCTTCAAATTGGCAAAGTATCAACGCTGGCCGAAATTACTTTAAAAATTCTAGTGCTATCGTTGCTAGCACAACACAAAAGCAATCAACATTAAATGCGCTAAATCGAGTTATAGAATGTGTAGAAGAAGCATTAAACAATGATCCTTCAGTAAGTAGCTCTTTCAATTCTTACCAAACTACATTTGCTAGACATCAACTTACGGGTGCTTATACAAATGTTAATACAGCAGTAATAACTAGTGCTGTAGGTAAAATCGAAATAGTAAAAGATATTATTAACAACTATCAAGTTCAAGGATCTGCTTCTCATCCTTTAGTAGATTATGGAACTGGTACAAGCCTTATCAAATTTACAAATGGTGGTGTGGGTGCAGATCAAGGTATTAGCACTAATATTGATATAATACCTGGAAAATTATTACGTGGCCTAAAAAGTGGTGCTATAGGCCGAATTACAGAATATAATAGACTGGCAGGAACAGATAGTAATAGCCCACCTAATTCGGTAGACACTATTAATGTAACTTTATTAACACCAGTTGAATTTATACTAGGAGAAGAACTTGAATTTGCAGAATCTAATAAAAATCTACAAATTACTATCCTGGTTGAAAGTGGTACCTATTACGAAGATCTTCCTATTAAAGTTCCGCCGAATGTGACCATAAGAGGAAACGATTTTAGAAGATGTATAGTCCGTCCAAAGAGTGCAACAAGTTCTAGTCCATGGGTAGATACATTCTTTTATAGAGACAGTATTTTTGACGGATTGGATCTTCTTACAGCCTATAATCCTTATGCTGTAGACTTACTTACTAAAAATAAAGAATTTCTTAAAAGAGAAATAGTTGAATGGATTAATAACCAAATAAGCGGAAATATAAGTCCATTCACAAGTTCTTTTACTTATAATTCTGGTAAGTGTAGTAGAGATGTTGGATTAATCATTGACGCTATTATACATGATATTAAATTCGGCGGCAATGGAGAAACATACAATGCAGCCTCGTTATATTGGAACGGAGTTATTAGTAAAATTGGGGCCAGTGTATTAGGCACAAGCCAACAAACTCAGACAGCAGCAGCCATCGACCAACTAAGAACTTTAATTGCTACAAATATTTTAACAAATACTACTTATGTTGCTTATCAAAGTTCTCTTACCCAAATAACTACTAGTAATAACGGAGAAGCAGATGCTATAACAAAAGTAACCAGTTTGCTAACCTCAATGTCAACTGTAATAACAGGAGGGCTGAGTTCTCTAAATACATCATTTGGCGATTATGAAAGTCCTAAATATGGATATCATTACTTAACTAATAGTACTAAACCTCTAAATATTGGTCCTTCATATGCAAACAACGGCGGTTACGATAATGCTGCCTATATGATAGACATAAACAAAGAATTCATACAAAAGGAAATTCCGTTATTCATAGCAGCAGTTTACCCTAGTTTTACATTTAGCAGTGCTCAGGCTGAAAAAGATGCTGGTAACATAGTCGATGCTGTAGTAAAAGATCTAAAATCAGGCGGAAAGACAAATGTAGTTGATATAGCAGCAAGTTATTATGGATCAGGAAACGTAATTATCAGCAATGAGTATAAGGCTGGAGTTCAATATATTGCTACATTGATAACAGCCATTCTTTCAGATCCTGATACTGCAATCTCTAATTCGGGAGCAGACAATGTAAACACTGCTAAGAAAAGAAATAGTACAGTTAATCAACTATTAGATTCAGATATAATAATCGAATCAGGAGTAGGCACAGTAGTTACAAATCTTATAAGCAGCGTAACTTATGCTCTTACTAGCACTAACTATACAGGCTCAACACCATATAATCCACCTAAAAATAGCAATCAATTAGATATGTTTTTGTTTAATGATGCTGTTAGAATAAGCAATATAACAGGACAAGGTCATGGTGGATTTATGTGCGTATTAGATCCATCAGGAAGTATAGGGTCTAAGAGCCCGTATGTTCAAGAAAGTGCCTGTTTTAGCGCAAGTATTAATAAACAAGCATTTAGAGGAGGCATGTTTATCGATGGCTTCTCTGGTAGATTAATTGCTAAAATTACAAATGTAAGTAGTGGTGGATTAAACTTAACATTAGAAGGCTTGACTAAACGAAGACCGCTAGCACCTACAGCATTCTATTATAACGGATTCCGTTATCAAATAGACAATATTATATCTTGGACGCCAAGTGGTGCAGGCGTCGCTGAAGTAGAATTAAATCCCACAACCCCATGGAATAATGGAAATCTACAAATAATTTTAGAAACACCGGGTAATCGAAGCATGTTAGCCAATGACTATACTCAAGTTAACGACTTAGGCTACGGTATAGTTGCTACAAATGCAGGGCTAACCGAACAGGTTAGCACATTTACCTACTATTGCCATACTGCTTACTTTGCTAATAATGGCGGACAAATAAGAAGTGTGGCTGGATCAAATGCTAATGGTAATTTTGGACTGAGGGCAGCAGGAGCAGATCCTACAGAGTTACCAGATCAAGTCGCTTTACAGTTTGATCAAACACAACCTATAAAAATATTCAGATACGGTTCATACAGTAACACTGCTTTAGAAAATCAAATCGAGTTATATATAAAAAGGTACTCATATATTCCAGAATCAGTCAGTGAACTTGAAATTGAACACGACGATGGTGACAGCAGTAGATACGAAGTTCGTAACATTACCAGAACTGGGTTTACAGACAGTCAATATTCTTACAGAATAACAAGCATAGATCTAACTGGAAGTCCAGTAAAAGTTAAATTAGATGCATACCAAATAGGGTCAAGTGGTATCGCAATTAGTGGAATTACTCGAACAGACCCATGCGTAATAACAACTTCGGGTTCTCATAATTTAGTAACAGGAGATTTCATTAACATAACCGGTGTCAAAGGAATGACACAAATTAACGGCGGTAGTTATTATGTTAAAGTGACTTCGACAACAGAATTTGAAATTTACAAAGATAGTTTAAATGCTCCTGTTGATTCTACTCTATATAACACTTATATAAGCGACGGAACAATTTTTGTTGGAATAAAATTTTATGCCGGAGATATGGTCTATATCGACGGACTTATTAACTCGGTTGAACTTAATAGAAGAAATTATCTAGCGGTTCCAACAACGACATTTAATGAAGCATCGTTGTATACAAATAATATGTCTACACCGACAACAAGTTATACATCTGGTAAATTGCATTTTATTAGTGATCTAGGATCTACAAGTCAAGCGAACTGGAACACCATTGCCGGGACTACAAATAAAACCTATGTAGTAGGTTCTTCACTTGTAGCATCTACAACTGGAACAGTAGGTAGTGGATCAGTAACCACTTGCAATAGTTTTAGGGGAAGCATTAGTTCAACAACATTGACCGTAACAACAAGTTACTTTGGTACACTAGCAGTAGGACATTATTTGTCAGGACCAGGTGTTAAAAAAGGAACCAAGATAATTTCAGGTTCTGGCAGTACTTGGACTATTAATTACAGCCAAAGTGTTGACACTTGTGATATTATATTTTACGAAGGATTAAGCAATACAGGAATAACTGCGTTTGGAGCAGGAACTGGCACCCACAATGGAGGTAGTTATGTAGTAAACAGACAATACATGATTACAACCACAGGTACATTTACCAATATAGGTTCTAGCGCCAATACTCTGCTAACTAAATTTGTTGCTACTGGGGCAGGAACAAATGGATCTGCTTATTATGGCGGTTGGTTAAATGAAACAGTAAAATATAGAATTACAGATATTAGTAGTACCAGTCCTGCTATTGTAACTTTCTCTGAACCAGTTCATTTTGAAAACGGTGATATTTTAAGCATTGCCGATACTAGTTTAAGTTTACTGAATAATACTCACTATGTAAGGAGAGGCGGGTCAATTATTGTAAGTGCTGGTAATTTTATACCAGGAGAAAGTTATAAGATTACCCTAGTAGGAAATACAGACTGGGCGGGTATTGGGGCAACTGCTGTAGGAGGATCCTTTTATAATGTTACATTTACTGCAACAGGAACAGGAGATAGCCTAACTACTGGCAAAGCACAATTAGTAACTCCTTTAACTCCATCGCAAGTTGCTTTATATTCAAACGAAACACTAGTAACGCCTGTTTCATTAGTTACAAGAGTAAGTGCTGGAAATTTTGTAATTGGTAAAGTTTACAAAATTGTTTATGTAGGTGCTACAGATTTCACATTAATTGGAGCATCTTCAAATACAGTAGGAGTAGTCTTTACCGCATCCGGAACAGGCACAGCAGTATCAAACGGAGGGCAAGCATTTTTACAAGCCTTTACTGAAAATAGCACAAGCACTAATGCAACTTCTATTAACAGAGGCGACTTATACAAAATTACTAGTGCAGGCAGTGATCTTACAACACTAGGTGCCGACACAACTCCTGCAAACAACGAAATATTCCAAGCAGTTAGTCCTGGGTCTGTTTTAGTATCTAGCACAAGCACAGTACAATTACTACCAACAGGATGGGGAGGTAAAGAAGTTCTTAAACTGTCCTTGGCTACAAATGCATCAGATAACCGAAGTGGAACCGGACTGACATCACCAATTCCGGATCACACCAACGGTGCTATAAGAATTTTGCAGAATATGCGATTTACTGGAATCGAAAATGTTAATCCAACTAGACCAAGCACTGCACTTGAATTAGACTCTTATAGCCAACATCCAAGTCAAAAGACATTGCGTGTCATTGCTTACAACCTTACAGGTGCAACCGGCGCTCAACTACCTGATAATACTGCTACAATTACTACAGATCAAACCTTTAGTTATATAAAACCAAATAGCAAGGCCAGCTCACTGTTAGAAGTCGATCCTGACAATCCTGCAAAGACTTTAGGAGGTACTGCTGGAGATACTAAAATTGCAGTTGACCAAATTACAACGTCATATATTATCGATCTACTTAACACCAATACCCTACAGTTTGTGTGGGCAGGAAAACTACACAAGGTAGTATCTTACACTGATGCCACTCCTTCTTTTCCTGCCTATATTTCTATCTCCGATGTGTATGACAACAACAACACAGGGCAGACTACAGGTCTAATAGTTGCTCTTCCGTCTGACGGTACAAGAACCTTCCGTTCAGGCCTTCCTTCAGGTAGCAGTGGGTCTGTAACAATTAAGATTAGCACTTGTCGTGCTACTGGTCATGATTTCTTAGATATAGGAACCGGTGGATTTAATACATCAAACTACCCAACTGCAATCTATGGTAACCCAAGTATCGAACCTAGCGATGCTTATGAAATAAAAGAAGAAAATAAAGGCAGAGTCTTTTATGTAACCAGTGATCAAGATGGTGTATTCAAAGTAGGACCATACTTTAAAGTAGACCAAGGCACTGGCACTGTGACATTTAGCGCAAGCATTGCTCTAAGTAACTTAGATGGACTTGGATTTAAGAGGGGTGTCACGGTAAGCGAATTCAGCACAGATAGTACCATGACCAACAATGCTGCCGACACTGTACCAACACAGCAAGCAGTAAGAGGCTACATTGACAAGAGACTAGGCATCGATCATAACGGAACTAATGTTCCTGTGGCAAATAAAATAGGTCCAGGATTTTTACCACTTAACGGACAAAACGCTATGGAGGCTAATTTACCAATGGGCAGTAATTTCATTACTGGTCTTGGTACTCCGGGAGATTCTAATACAGACTATGCTGCTTCAGTAGGGTATGTTCTTAGCAAACTAAATGTTAGCGACGAATTCGAAGAATTGAAAGATGTAGTTTTACGCTATGGAGAAACTGTAGCAGAAGTAAGTGGTGCTAGCGGAGCAACATTAACTGTTACAGGTAACACAGGATCACTGTTTGTAGATATGCCTATAAAGTTTGAATCTAGTATAGGTACACTATCTGCTAATAAAGTTTACTATGTTATTAGCAAAACAACAAATACCTTTACAGTTGGCACTGAAAAGAAAGGTAGTGCAATAACAGTTGGAACTGTATCTTCTATAACGACCGATGTATATAAGGTCGTAACTGGGCAACTCGCCGTATTAGCCGGGGCTAATAATGCTGTGGTCTACACAGATGTTAAAGGAGACATTTTCAGCAAGTATACAGCAGATGGCATTACTACCTTACAAAATTCTATAGCAACTGATCCAGACCCTAGTGTTGCTCAAAGCATAGTGGCCACCGGAGTCCTTGTTTATGATGTAAGCGGATTTATAAACAACTACAGCATATTTGGATCAACTCCGGGTATTGCTCCTAAGAACTATTTCCAGATTAATCAAGAAATATTCAGTTATACTGGAATAGATAGCATACCCATTAACCCTACGTATCCTAATGCAGGAAGACTAACTGGGGTGACTAGAGCACAAAGGCAATCTTCTTCGCAATCTCATGCTGCTGCTGATTCGGTAATTCCTTTACACAGTGCAAGACTAGATCTACAAATTGCACCCGAAGTTATTGTTAATGCAGATGTAAGTCCAACAGCAGGTATTGTTCAAAGTAAACTTGCTATGAATGCTGCTGTAACCAGAGCAAATGCTACAGGAATAACACAAGCAGATAGAGGGTTAGCCAGTTTTGATAGCGCTACATTTACTGCAACAGATGGGTGGATTACTATAACAAATGGTAGTATTGGATATAGTAAAATACAAAATGTAGATGCAGGAAGCTTATTAGGAAACTTGACAGGAAGTGCAACTACTATTCAACACGTTACTCCTGAAAATGCTCTTAAGAGGGCTATGTGGAATTTCTTTGGATCTGGAGCAACAGCAGATACAAATTATGCTTTTACATTTAACAAACAAAGTTCAGGCGGATCTGAAAGCAATTTTTTAACCCAGCATTTAATTAGCTCTACTGGTGATAATAATGCATTAGTTAAAACAGATGGCTCGGGAGGTATCCAAGTTAATCATGTTAAAACTAATTCATACCAGAATAGTGCAGGTAGTACATTATTGTCTGCAAGTGGCACAAATGTAACTTATAGCGGATCTTGGAGTCCTGGAAGTGGAGCATCATTTAGTGCGACATATGCTACCAGTGCTGGTAGTGCTACTACTGCTGGTTCCGCTACTACTGCTGGAAGCACTACAACGGTGACAACAGGAGGTAGCGTTACAACTACAGTGATTAGCTCAGGAGGAGCCGCAACACCTGGAACTGTTACCGGCAACTGGACGCTAACTGCTGGCAGTAAATGGCAGGCTACATACGCCGACTTAGCAGAATACTATACCAGTGACCAAGAATATGATCCAGGAACAGTTTTAGTATTTGGTGGAACAGCAGAAACTACAATGACAAAAACATTTGGGGACAGTCGTGTAGCAGGTGTAGTTACAACTAACCCAGCATATACAATGAACGCTGGACTAGAAGGAACTAAAGTTTGTATAGCACTACAAGGTCGTGTTCCTTGTAAGGTTGTAGGCAAAGTTAAGAAAGGTGATTTATTAACTACCAGTGCAATAGCAGGGCACGCAGCCAAGGCTGTGAATCCTCAGGTAGGAACTATAATAGGTAAAGCATTAGAAGACAAAGATTATGACCAGGCGGGCGTAATTGAAGTAGCAGTGGGGCGTGTATAATGGCACAACAAACAATTAATGTAGGAACGGCGGACAAGGGTAATGGTGATCCACTTAGAACAGCATTTATCAAGGTCAATAATAACTTTAATGAATTATATGCTGCACTAGGAGCAGACTTTGAAAACCTTGAAACACATCTCATTCCTAGTGAAGATGACACATATGACCTAGGCAGTCCGACAAAGAAATGGCGTAGTCTCTACGTAGGTGCAAACACCATCTACTTAGATAATACTCCATTAACTGTTGAAGGCGGTGTTTTAAAAGTTAATGGAACTGACGTTGGTGGAAGTGATCGATTAAGCCAAAACGAGGCTGAACTTGTTTTAACAGGTGGCGCCAATCCTTACACATTATTCCCTGCTATAACAGGCGGGGATCAACTAATAATACAAGGTGCTGAAGTTAGTTCAGTGTCGGGACATCTTGCACTTACTTCACAGAACAACCTTTACATAATAGCCAACGGGTCTGGCGCAGCACCTGGAGGATCAAAGAGTTGGACCTTTGGCGATGATGGTAGTTTAACTGTACCTGGTGACATTCGCAGCGAACAAGCGATCAATATAGATATCAACTTAGGCGACTCAACTCTACGCAGATGGACGTTTGGTGAAGATGGTGTGTTAAATGCACCGGCATCTTCAGGTTTATATAATGCCAACCTATTCGATATACGATCACAATCAAATTATACTGCTTGGGTTAGAACATCTGGACAAATAGGCCTAGCCAGTATAAACTCTACTGGTGTTGATAATGTTGCCAAGGTTGAAGCAATATCTACACAGCCAGCACACGTAGATATAACCGTAGAATCGTCGGGACAGGCTCCAAAGGTTTGGAGTTTTGGTTTTGCCGGTGCGTTAGCATTCCCAGACGGTACAGAACAAACAACAGCCTGGACTGGTTCAGTATCTTTAATCAGTAGCGGACCTACAGCGCCCGGTAGCGCCGTTGTAGCAGGAGAAAATGATGTAGATTTTAACTTTAGTGACGGTGTTAGCACAGCAGTCAGTATCACTAGAGATAGCGAAGTTGTTTCAGCAAAGGCAGTAGGTTTAACCCTAGCATCAAATTATGATGTCAAAATTGTAACAGATTTTACAGATAATGATCGTACCTGGACGTTTGAAGGCTCAACAGGTGACGTAGTATTACCAAGAGGCAGTATTATTGGCGAAACTACTAATACCACAGTTATCACTCCTCCTACAGCGAGCCCGGGGCAAAGTTTAGTTATACGCCCAACAGCATCTCAATGGACTATAGAGTCAAGCGGTTTTATTGTTTATGGTAGTGCTATTACAATTACTTTAACTTTACAATCTTGGACATATTTTGGAACAGTTAACTATGAAATTACTGGTACTGGAGTAACAGCACAAACACTAGGTCGAGCAGTCACTGGTAAATTAACTTATACAGGAGTAGTAGGCGGGCCTGATGCACAGTCAGTTACCTGGACTATACCTGCTCAAAGTACTATAACAGAATTTACTTTTACAATAACCGGTGTCGACGGCACCGCATCAACAGGCCCAAGTGAAACAGATCCAGCATTGTATTATAATTTTGAATTTAATGCATTACCCACAGGTTATTCTACTACGGTAACCAACAACGGTATATCTAACACAGAAATAAGCCATATACATTTAGTAGCAGGCGATCCGGTAAACACTGATCTTTATCTAGGTGACGATGACCAATATGTCAAGATTGAAAAGAACGCCGGCGATGTCGTCATCGGTACTAACGCAAATACCAAAAATTGGACGTTCGGTAACGATGGAAATCTGACATTGCCAGGCGAACTACACGGTTCTCCAGTAATATCAGGCGGAATGTTTCCATCACAAGTAGGTCGTACTGTTAATATAACTCCCGCCGACGATGCTAGCGATAAGAAATTTAAATTTAGAATAGACCAATATGGAGAAACATTTACTCGAGCATATTTCGATATGCCTGAAGCAGAAGTTGACAAACAGGTTGCAGCAGCATTTCCTCACGCAAACAATACTGTAGGTTATATCTTTACACAAGGCACTAACATAAATGACGACGGACTAAACAATGCTTTTAATATTTTCTACAACAGTGGAAATATTAAAATTACAGCAATGGAAACTGGGGGTACAGGCACTTTACGTACTTGGAAATTTGGCAATGACGGTATCTTAACCTTCCCTGGAGGAGCCACAGTAAAAGATTTACCAGGTGCGACAACAGACGATAGTGTATTGATCTTCGGAGCAGGTACTACGATTGCTGAAAATCAAAGGGCGGCTCGTATAGGAATAAACGGTAGTGTAGAAGGAGTATCAATTGGTGCTGGCAGTAATGATTGGACTTTTACCAATGACGGTAGCGTAACATTTCCAGATGCCACTGTACAGACTACTGCTTGGACTAAATCAGCAGCCGATGTCCAAAGTTCGGCACCCAGCAGTCCAGTTACTGGACAATTATGGTATGATACAGATGATGGCAATACCTACATATGGACTGGCAGTGCTTGGGTAGACAGTAATCCTGCTGCGGCTGCTCCTACAGTTGATATAACTGATACAAATGGACTAACCACTACCTATTACCCAACATTTGTAGAAAATAGAACAACAGGTCAATATGTTAGGGCAGATGTAGATCTAACTTATAGAACAGATACAAATACACTGACCACTGGTAATTTGACTACAGGTGTTCTAAAAATAGAAGATGGTGCGCACGAAAAGTTTCAGACAAAGGCAGATGCTACAGGTATAGTCACACACGACTGCTCATCAGGACACGTATTCTATCATACAAGCCCAGATGCTAACTGGACTGTTAACCTAACTAATTTAAACTTATCGTCAAGTTATGCCACAGCAGTAACATTGGTTATTGTTCAAGGAGCAACAGGTTATTATCCGTCAGCAGTTCAGATAGGTGGAGCGCCCCAGCCCCTAAACTGGCAGGCTAATACAACACCAACACCTAGCACAAATAGAACAGATGTAGTTACATTTAGTATAATTAATAACTCTGGCACATATACTGTGCTAGGACAACTGACAGGATTCTAAAGTGTTTAGTTCATTTACAGGAATCAGCCAGTTTGGTCGTAGAAAAAATCTAGGTATAATAACTAGTGGGTTACAACTTTATCTAGAACCAAAAAAATATAGTGGCACAGGAACAAGTTGGACCGACAGTAGCGCAAATGCCTATACCACTACGCTAGTTGGGTCTCCTACCTATAATACAACATCGTTTAATTTCCCTAATACTACTGCTAGATACGTAGATACAAATCAAAGTTTATCATCGGAAGAATTTTCAGTAGGTCTATGGTTTAAAACTTCAGAAGCAGGTGTGAAAATGACTATATGTAAGGAAACTGTAACCGGGTATCCGTGGAACTATCGTATTTGGTTGAATGGTGGTGCTATCGCTGCTGACACTGCAAATAGCGCAGGTGCTTACGAAAGTATCGGATCACCACTAACAACATATAATAACGGCAGTTGGTATCTTGTTATGTTCACTAGGAACAGTTCAAATCTTAGATTATACGTAAACGGTAGTGAAGTAGCCAACGGCGCTGCCAGTCTTGCTACAGTTTCTAACAGCCAAGAGGTATGGATTGGACGTAGTGCGTTTAGCGGAGCCTATCAATGGGTCGGAGATCTAGGCGAAACATTCATTTACAACAGAGTATTAACTAGTGCTGAACTATTACAAAACTATAATGTTACTCGAGCCACATATGGATTATAAGGAATAAACAATGATAGATAACTTGCCACAACAAGCAGAACCTGGAGACCAATACACAACTCCTAAAGGAGTAACTTATACATTTGACGGTGTTAAGTGGAGAGGCAGTATTATAGGACAAACTGTTTCCGGCTCTACTGGATCACAAGGCCCACAAGGTATTCCGGGCCCAGCGGGTCGTGATGGAATAGATGGCGCTCCTGGCAAGGATGGTAGAGACGGTGTAGATGGTATTCGAGGAGAGCGTGGAGATAAAGGTGAAAAAGGGGATGTTGGACCGCAAGGACTACAAGGAATTCAAGGACCTAAAGGTGATACAGGACCAACTGGCCCACAAGGTGATCAAGGTCCGGCAGGTGCAGGAATATCAAATACCGTAGTAGAAAACACTATAACATTTGGTTCAACTCATAATCAACCTGTTACAGGGACTAGAACCGTACAAAGATTGGAATCGCAGCGTATAGGCGATAAGGCTCGTATAACTTATAAATTTGGTTTCGCTGGTGGGCAAGCCGGTACTGGTGGATATTTACTTACACTACCCGCAGGTATGGCATTTAATACTACATATCATCCTGTTTTTACAGATAACTTATGGACAGGTGATGTTCAAAATATGGCCATATATTTTATTCCAGCCACCGGTGGTATAGTGATGCCTACTCATTGGTCAAATCAAATAATGGTAGTACCCTACGATGCTACACGATTTAGACTGGCATTGACCAACAATAATAGTCAAACTACATATCAGGTTTGGCACAATGGTTGGTACTCTTGCAGTTCTAATACAATGTTAAACATAACATTTGAAATATGGCCTACAACTGCACCTGCTACAACAACTACTACAACAACACCACCAAGAATGTTAGGTGCTATGAGACCTCCAGTCTAAGGATTTTATAGGCTTATAATAGTGCTAAATATACAAAAGAGAGCGAACTATGGCTATACAACAGGTAAATCTAGGAACTTATGCTAACGATGGAACTGGCGACGATCTACGCACCGCTTTTACCAAGGTTAACAGCAACTTTGCTGAACTAGATAATTTAACCATAGTAGGCGGCACTAACCTGGGCGCAGGCAGTCCTGTATTTGCCAGTGTGGTCGCAGACGCTGGAACTGGCAGTAAACTAAGTTTTCGCAGCCTAGTAGCAGGAACAAACATTGCTATCAGCAATGATAGCACCACTATAACTGTAACTACCACAGGCACTATCACCGCTAACCTAACAGGAAATGTTACTGGCAATGTTACTGGCAACTTAACAGGCAATGTTACCGGCAATGTCACTGGCAACTTAACAGGCAATGTTACAGGTCAGGTCAGTGATATAACAAATCATCCTTTAAGTTCATTATCAGATGTAAGTAACCTTGCCCCAGTCGATGGACAATTTTTACAATATCAAACTGGTTTGTGGAGATATATTAATATGTCCTCAGACATTATCCCCGAAGGTAGTAATAATCAATACTATACACAGGGTCGTTTTGATAATGCATTTGCAGCGAAAACTACAACTAATCTGTCAGAGGGTAGTAATTTATATTATACTACTAGTAGAGCAAATACTGATTTTGATACTAGGCTAGCAACTAAGACAACTAGTAACTTGGCTGAAGGAAGTAATTTATATTATACTACTAGTAGAGCAAATACTGATTTTGATACTAGGCTAGCAACTAAGACAACTAGTAACTTGGCTGAAGGAAGTAATTTATATCATACTGTGGATAGAGTAAGAAGTGCTATATCAGTATCAGGAGCATTAAGTTATAGTTCTGCCACAGGAATTATAGGATATGCAGGCCCCGATCTCAGCAGTTATGCTACTACAACATATGTTAATACTGCTATTAACAATCTTATCGGCGGTGCTCCTAATTTATTAAACACCCTAGACGAAATAGCTAATGCAATTAACAATGATGCTAGTTTTGCATCAACTATAACAACACAACTATCTCTAAAAGCAAATACAAGCTCTTTGGCGACTGTAGCAACTAGTGGTAGTTATAATGACTTAACCAATAAACCAACAAGCATACTAAACTTTGGTGTTACTGATGGATCTCCCGGTCAGGTGCTGACTACTAATGGAAGTGGAGTATTTACATTTACTACTATATCTGTAGGAAGCGGAAATATAGATTTTGGATCTTTTACTTCTCCTGCAAATTTTACACTTGATCTAGGAACAATATAATTAGGAAATTAAAATGTCATTGAAATTAAGAAGAGGAACAAACACACAAAGAGCTAGCATAACTCCAGCAGAAGGAGAGCTAATTTATGTAACTGATACTAAAAAACTCTATGTAGGCGACGGAATTACTGCCGGAGGAATAGCTGTTGATACAAATGGATCCGGTATAACAGATATTGTCCAAGATACTACTCCGCAACTAGGAGGGGACCTAGATGCTAATGGGCATTATTTTGTATCTTCTGCTGATATTAGACTAGCACCTAATGCCAGGGTAGTAGTTGGAAGCCCGATAAAAGGAGTTGATGGAAATTTAATTGTAGTGAGAGAAAGCTATAGTGTAGCATTGGATGCCGGGATTTCTTATTTCCAACACCATGAAACTGTTGATGCTGTAAACTTAAACCTTATAAGAACAAGAGGTACGAATTCTATCCCAACTACTGTTCTCCCTAATGACGACTTAGGCGAGATAAACTTTGTTGGGCATACAGGAACTACTTATGTATCAGCAGTACAAATAGCAGCACAAGTTGACGGTTCTCCTACTAGTTCTCAAATACCATCTCGATTAATTTTCCAAGTTAATAATGGAGTAAGCAGAACAACAAAAGCAGAATTAAACTCATCTGGAGTTTGGAAAACTGACAGTGTACAAGCATTAACAACTAATGCTAATTTAACATTAAGTTCAAATGGTACCGGACAAATTATTTTAGACGGAATGACATGGCCTTCAACAGATGGCTTAAATGGTCAAGTACTAGCCACTAATGGCGCAGGAAGTTTAAGTTGGATAACTGTAAGCAGTGGGGGCTCAACCTTTTCGAGAACAACAGTAGTAGGTTCAAGCAGTTCATTAGCAGACGGTTCGTCTGAAAACGTCGATATTACTGGAGCATCTAAAGGATATCTATTGTATAAAATTCAAACTAATGAACCTGCAAGAGTAAGAATTTATACAGACCAAGCAAGTAGAACAGCAGATGAATCAAGAGCAGAAGGGTTCCCTTCGACAGCAGGTAACGGATTGATCGCAGAAATCATAACTACTACATCTAACCAAGTGTATACCTTAAGTCCAGGAGTGATAGGGTTTAATAATGAATCTACTCCTACTACATCTATTTTCTTACGAGTAACAAATAAAGGAGGATATACAACTCCGATTAATACAACCTTAACAATATTGAACTTAGAAACATAGTATGCCTCTTAATATTTGGTCCCGATCATCAGGGTATAAATTTTCAACTATACAAGAAAATGTATTAGTTGATATACCATTACCTGTTAATTACCCTAATTCCTTTGACGACAGCTCATTGTTATCGTTTAGTGTTATTTCAGGTAAATTACCAGATGGCCTAAAGTTAAAGAATGACAGGATATTTGGATCAGCAAGAGAAGTTCCTAGAAGCACAGAATTTAAATTTGTTATTCGAGCAAAACTAGGATCTGACATCTCTGATAGAACGTTTTTTATTACAGTAGACGGAGCAGATGAGCCTATTTGGCAAACACCCGCTGGCACGTTAGCCGTACTTAACCCAACCCAGTTTTATGTACTAGATAGCACATATATAGATTTTCAACTTGAAGCAACAGACAATGACACCGCTGCTGGACAAAAATTAAAGTATAATCTTATTAAGGGGTTACTGCCTCCTGGATTAATACTAACCGAATCAGGACGCATCGTTGGATTTATACAACCGACTCTTAGCATTCCTGAAGTGGACGGTGGTGGTGCTTACGATACAACTATTTTTGATTATATTGCCTACGACTTTGGAGAACGATCCGCTAACGGATATGATAGTTTTTTATACGAAAATACACAATACGATTATGCTACTCCGGGACTGGCTCCTAAAAAGTTGAACCGGTATTTCGAGTTTATAGTTAAAGTAACAGATGGTGATAGTAGTTACGATCGAACTTTTAAAATATTTGTAGTAGGGGATGATCATTTCAAATCTGACTCGATAAGTATTAAAACAGGTTCAGGCACATATACCGTTGATACAACCTTTGTTAGAGCTCCTATTTGGGTAACTCCTAAAAACTTAGGCATATATAGAGCCAGCAATTACCACACTTATAAATTAGATATATATGATGACAAAAACCTAGGACCTGTAAACTACGAATTAGACGGAATTAATCCTAGAATAAAAGCTATAGCATCTACCACATCAAATCTAGAAAATAAAATTACAACTAATAAAATACGTATAACACAAACAGACGGAGTGCCGCAACTTACAGACAAAGTTTATCTTAAAAACTGGGTTGAAAGATATATTATTCCAGAAAATCCAGGCGACCCTATTGAAGTTATACAAGCCGACGATACCATATATAACATCACAAACATACAAACGGTTAGTCAAACGGAGTATGTCTTAACAATTTATCCTGCTTTGACAATTACTATTCCTAAATATACTGCTATCGGTGTAGGACCATTAAGTGTAATACCTCCTGGAATGAATTTTGATGTAGGTAGTGGAGAAGTATTCGGTGTTATTCCCTATCAAACAAATATAAGTCTTAATTATAATTTTACTGTTATAGCCTATCGTTCGCAATTTCAAGGAGATCACATTGAAATTGGACGCAGCAGAAGAACATTTAATGTTACCATTTTAGGAACTGTAGATAGTGTTATAGCATGGGGTACAGATTCTAATTTAGGTAATCTAGACGCTAATTTAGTTAGCAACCTTTTTGTAAGAGCAACAACGACCATACCTAATACAAGTTTATACTATGTTATAAAATCTGGGTCGCTGCCTCCAGGTTTAACTCTTAACCTGGATGGAGAAATAGTAGGCAAGGTCAATCAGTATGGAGTGGCAGGAAAACCTGGAATCATTACTTTTGATGATACAGAAACTACTTTTGATAATGCAGAAACTACTTTTGATAAGGTCTATAGATTTACTGTAACAGCACGCGATATGGTAAACTTTGACAGTTCTGATAGAGAATTTACATTAGAGATTACTACGCCCAATAATGAACTGTATAGCAATATATCTGCTAAACCGTTTATTAAAATTAGCCAACGATCACTTTTACGTTCATTTTTAAATGACTCTGATGTATTCACACCTAGTTATATCTAT